CCTTCATCTGCTATCTCAGACCATACCTCACCTTCGGCTGCAATAATACCCCACAATTCGCCTAGTTTTTCAGCATCTACGGCTATTGTAGCGACAGGCTGCGGATTAGCAGTGGCGAACACTTCAAAGTTAGCAGTGACATCTGGGATGGTAGCAAAGGCTTGTAAGCTGGCTGTAGCGATAGCAAGTAGCCCACCCTCTGCATTTACTGACGCAGACGTAGATGCGGAGCTATCACCGACCCGCACACGGATGCCAGCAGAGCTAACGCTTGCAGAAGAAGAGATAGAGGATGCACCAATTTGGATGCGAATACCGTCAGCAGATACGGAGACATTTGCAGACGGTGACGATGCACCAATGACAACCCTAATGGCTTCTGCTGTTGCTGTAGCCGATGCAGACGGTTGAGCAGCGCCAACAACGATACGCACACCCTCTGCTGACATTGTGGCTGGGCCAGCAACCGCAGACGCACCAAACTGAATACGGATACCTTCGGCAGCAACGGTGCTGGTAACATTTATGTTACTCGCACCAAGCTGTATGCGTATGCCTTCAGAGGTTACTGTAGATGCTGTAGATGCTGCGGCAGCACCTTCAAAAATACCAAAGCCAACAGCGGCTACAGATGCAGATGTGGATGGGGTAGATTCACCTTCACGCAGGGCAGCAGTCAGCCAGATAGAACTATCTAGCGAATAGGGAAGACTATCTAAAGTTCCCCAGTTATCTAGCTGCTCAAGATTTGGCCCTACGATGTCAGCCATGACTAGGCCGCCGTAATGTCAACGCCTGAAGCTGCTACCTTAAAGATGTCACCATCATTGATTGTCTTGGAAGCCGTCAATGCTGCGTGGAACAGCAGGTTTCCAGCGCTGGACGCATCGTAAATACCGATGTGCGTAATCGTACCCCAGTTGCCACCAGAAGCAGCAGGGAACTCAACAGCAGCACTGTTAGATGCTGTACCCGATGAGGATGCAGCAAATGCCATTGACTGACGTGCATAGCCGTTGCCGCTTACTTCAGCGCCAGTGCCAGCATCAGTCGGGTCGGCAGTGTGCAGCCCAATATAAACAGCAGACGGAGCAGTCGTGCTGCTCGTGCCTAAAAAATGGTCAAGGAAGGCATCTTCCAAATAATCGCTCATTGCGCTCATGTCTATTCTCCGTAATCAGATTTCATTTGAAGAGCAGAGCCAGCAAACTGACTCTCAGCTTCTTCACGTTTAATCTCTGTAATTGCGCGTGTAAACAACTGCTCATACAAAGCAGTCTTTGCATCATCCATCAAATATACACCAGCAGCGCCCAAAGAGCCATATAGATATGCGTCAGGATGACGGGTTAAAATTGTATTGCTAGTGTTACTGTCAGACAACTCATCTACACCCTCGCCATAAATAAGCTCCGCCGTGTAGGCGCTATCAGGTGTAGGTGCAAACTTAATCTCGCTACCAAAGATTGTGTAGGCACGAGGCTTGCCTGTTGCATTAGATGTGTAATGGCTGTCAAGCGCCATAGGCGTGTAATACTCAAGCACTTCAGCAGGTGTTGTGTTTAACTTTACAGAGCGAATAGAACGCAGGTCAGTTGGTAGGGAAACAAACGCATCACCAGCAGTAAGAGTAGCATTGGCTCGTTTTGTCTGAGAGCGTGTACCAAGCTCACGTCCCATACGCGCCTCCGCAAGAGAGATAAACTCAGGGATGCGGTCAGTTAAATCATCACGAGCCAAGAAGTTCGCAATCGCTGTTTTAAGTTCTGCGTAAGTTCCGATTGCCATTATACTCTACCGCCACTTGTTCTAAAGAACCTGTTGTCATAGTCATTGAGCCATTTCTTCCAGCCTTTAGGGTTATCTTTCGGCTGTCCTAGCTCTTGGATTAGCTGATGATACAATGCTGTGGGTATTTCCGCAACCTTCTGTTGATGTCGCTGCGTATTACCTTGCAGGCTACCAGAGCGGTAGTCATTGCGTTCATCGCGGTTATTAGCAAGAAGAGCATCAACATTCTGACTGCTCTCAAAAATCATTTTACCGTCTTCATCAAAATGCGCCCACGTTTCCTTACCCGTGACCGCATCTTTTTGTACAAGTCGTTTTTTCATCTTTCTCCCCTAAAGTGAACGGGGGTAGCCGAAGCTACCCCCTAACACTTACGACAGGTCGTAAACAGCCGCGTGGGCTTTCGGTGCTGAAACTTTCAGCGTCCACTCGGTGATAATCTGGAACTTCTCAGAGTCACCAGTTTTCGCCAAGTCTTGAACCGTAAAGTTACGGTTCGGCAATGTGCAGATTGAAGCGTAGTCACTGTCGAGCAGATACACGCGGTCATCTGAAGCAAAGCGGTCGATTACAACGTCAAGCTGACCGAAGTCGGACAGGTACAGCGAAACCGAGCCAACGATAGCTGCTTCACGAGGAGCAGTATAGTTGATTTGGTTGGTTGCAACTGAACCGCTATTCAAGTCGCTGAAAGCGGCTTTCTTAGACGGAGAAACAACCAGCATGTTCGGCTGACCACCATCGGTGTAAGCAGCTTGCATAGCAGTGTCGATTTGAGCCAGAGTCATGGCGCGGTTCGTACCAGCCATGTCAGGAACATCCGTGCCGTCACCAGTAGCAGCAGAAGTGCCAGTGGCGTCTTCTACGTTGGTAATCCAGCTTGACAACGTACCAGCTTTACGCGGGTCAGAAGCAGAACGTGCAGTATCAGAGTGCAGGTACTTCTCGATGTCACGACGAAGCTCAAGGCCTTTCAAAACTTTTTGATAGGCGGTTTCACGGTCACGGCCTGCTTTATCAACAGCGTCCAGAGTACCTGAAACTTGAGCGTCTTTTTGCGAGATTTGCATGTAGTTACCCAAACGAGTGGTGGCAGTCGGCGTTGCATAAGCAGCGTCAGCGCCTTCGTTCTGGTAGTTGGTTGCTACAGCAGCAGCCAGTTCTTGTACTTGCCATTCGACAAATACGCCATTTCCTGTCTCTTTTTTCAGAGCAGAAAAGATGGGGGTTTCATCAGGGTCGATGCGAGTGATTACATCACTCAGGTCTTCCCGTTCACCAAAAGCGTTGGCAGTAGTAAATTGAGCCATTTTAAGACCTCATTCTCTCTAGTAGTACATCCACAGCAGCATCTTTGCTGCCAGTTTTTCTTAGGCGTTCAAGTGCCTGTTTGTCACGATTAGCTTTGACTTGCCTCTTAGACTTTGGAGTACCAGACTTAACTGCTTTCGGTGCTTTGCGAACCTTCTTCTGAGCGGCAGGCTTCTTAGCCATAAGCTCATCGTAAAGGTGCGCCTTGCGTAAGACTTCGATTGCACGAGAGTCACTAGCCGTCGCCAGTTCTTCTTCACTGTAACCAATGCGCTGTGCATAAGAGATAACAGCTTGTTTCTCTCGCATAGCCACTTCGTCATCACGCCATTCAGGAATACGCTCAAGCAACTGTTTTTGCTGCTCTGCAAGATACGCTTGGTGCTGTTGCGCCATTTGCTCTTGCTGCTCTCGCTCTACCCTTGCACGTTCTGCCTGTACCTTTGCCACATTTTCTTTGCGGTCACGGAAAGCGTCCCGTTGCTTGGCCCATTCGAGAGGGTCTTCCTGATAGAGCTTGTCCCAATATTCTTTGGGTTGCTCTGGCACTGAGTTAAGCTGGGCTTCAATAGCTTCCAAAGCTCGCCCATACTTCTCGCGTTGCTGCGCTAAAGCTGCCGATTCTGCCTCAGAAGTCTTGCGAAGTTCTGCGGCTTCTTGCATACGCTTTTGCGCGGCTTGTTCTAGCTGATATGATTTGACAAGCTCCTCAGAGGTTACTTGTATCTCCTCACCATCAACTTTTACGGTATAAAGTTCTTCCTCAACGTATTCTACGTCTTCGGGGTCAACATCATACTCTTCATCTTCAAATTCCTCTTCCGACTCAGATAGCTCTTCAGCGTCATCGTCTTCCAGTTCATCTTCAGATGTCGCCTCAACTTCGTCGATGTCTTCAAGAGTTTCCTCTTGTTCTACCTCTTCGGTTTCGGCTACAGGCTCTTGAGCATCTTCGCTTGCCTCTTCAGGGGCGTTGGTGTTCAAGAGAAGGTCAACAGCTTGACCTTTGTTTAGAGACTCTCCAGTTCCTAACAGGGTGCTGGTTTCATCGCTCATTTCTAATCTCCTCTACGGATTCTTTTGGAGTTTAACTCCAGTTTCGCTAAGTCACCTGTCTCGATGACTTCTGACAAATGGCCTCGCACCACCATTAGTGCTTGGTACATTTGAAAGAGCGTTTCTCGTTCATCTTGCGATGACGAGGAATCTTTCCAAGCGCCGACATACTTCTCCTCAAGAACATCAAACGCCTCAACAATCAGAGGGTCGCGCATCAATGCTTTGGCGCGTTCACCCCTGTTTTGTTCTTCCCTTCTCTTCCCTTCGTCCATAAGTAGTCTCCTCTACTGTGGCAATAATACAACACAATGCTTTTTAGGCAACAGCTTAATTATACAAAAAATCTGTTCCAATCATCATCGCTCATGTAAAGTTTGGCATCTTTTGCAAGAGCAGAGGTTTTCTTGGCTGGCATTTCTATAATAGGCCTATTCTCAAAGCCACCAGTCATATATCGAATATATTGCTGATGATTCATCTGTGCTTGAGTTCCGCTGCCATCATATTTGGGGTCATAAGGAAAAACATCTACAGTTTCACTCGGCATCCACCATTCGCCACCACCCTTGTTCATGGTAACTTTGTTAAATTCTGCCGACTGACCACGCCACAAATATTTACCGTCAATCTTTTCTTCTTTTACCTTATTTCCAAAGCTGTCAAATGTTGTTTTTGTGCCAGTGCTGCTGTCACCTTTGAAGTTTATTCTATATGGATTTAAGAAATAACCACCATCTTTCTTCTCGCTTAACTCATAAGACCTAAAGTTACCGTCTTTGTTTTTAAGGTCACCCACATCCAATCTTTGAAGACCATAATCATCCACGTACCTTTGAGCCGCAGACTTTGTTGCAAACGGAACTTGCGGTTGTTTTTTGTTCATTGATTCACCAGTAAGAC